GTAGTTGACTGTCCAATACGCTTGTCAAAGAAACGACAATGTGGATTTAAAATAGCACCGTATAACGAATTTAAGTTAATCTTCTTAACTAACTGTCGCTTATCCCAGAACGCAATCATCTTAGGATCAGTAGCTTCTTTTTTCTTAGCTTGAAGTTCTTTACGTTCAGCATACCAACGCTCTAACAATCCTGGCACAACACCTTTACGCTCATATGTAACAATAGTGCCATTAGCGGTTAGCATCCAAGGTTTGTTAGAATTAAATACCATCTCCCAAATCTCAGCCGCACTATGTACAGTACTATCGCCATCTTGCCAGTCGATTGTAATTTCAGTACCACGCTGTTGATCCATGACCGCTGTATATTCTAATGTAGCAAACATACCTTCCCACGCTGCCGCAAATGATTTGCCTTTACCAACAATTTCATTAATGTAACGATCAGTCATAATAGGACGAAGTTGTCCTACTACAGTTTCCATTCCCATGTTCAACGCACGAATAGCAGATGGATAAAGTGAGTTAATATCCACAGCGCCGATCCATTCATGAATACCCTTTTTAGGATACGCAACATAAGCACCTGCGGCCGCTGTATCTTCTTCGTCTGTTAATCTTTGTTTACGATTAGGTACAACAAGTCCACGCTCATGTGCTTCGTTAATAATAGCTTGTTCAGTAACAGCTACGGCACCCATTGTAGTTGCTAACAATACAGTATTGGCGTGTGCGAGTTCGTTAGCTAAGTCCAAGAAGCGTAACTTCTTATCTAACTTGTCTAACAACAATGTATCTTGCCTGTTATACACAATAAACTGTTTAAAGTCTTGATTGTATAATTGATCCAATGTGCCTTCGTATTGTGTTTTACTTTCGCCTAGTTCATATTCAGAAATAGCATCCAATGAATAACTGTGTCGTTCTTCATAGGTGTACTTACGATATAATTGCATATAGTCCATGTGTACACGACCTACGATATCATAAGTTGTGCTAGTAGCACCATATCGCTCAAATTCACGCTCTTTAGGGAATTGACCCCACAAGCAGAATCTGCGTGTATCATCTTTAGACAATACTCGCTTGATACGATTTACTGTGTATGGTATATCATAGCCTTCTGAGTTCCAACCTGAAATAACATCTGCGTCATCGATTAAGTCCAGGAATGTTTTTAACATATCCTCTTCTTTTTCAAACACAATACAGTTTTCAAAGTCTTTAGCAATATCATTAGCTGTTTCGATACTCATATGCTTGGGTGGCACAACCAATGTAACTAGTTGCTCCATCCATTGTAAGTAAACAGAAATAGCTGTAATGCCGTTGAATGGATCAGTGGTAGGAGAGAATCCTTTCTCCTTGTGAAAGTCTACTTCAATGTCGAAGAATGCCGCATGGAGTTCTGGAGCATCTTTATTTTTGTAATTTTCTTCTAAACAACGGAAGATAGGATTGATATCAGATTCATAAAGTTGTTTGCCTTTTTGAATGGCTACTTCCTTACGAAACTCTTTACTATTACGACTAGAAAAGCGGGCAACTGGTGTGCCATAGATAGAAGTAAATTTACCTCTAGGATCGTTGTAGTAAAAGATATAATCAGCGGGGTATTCTTTATAAATTCTTTCCCCGTTGATTCGTTCTACAACATGAATTCGATCGTGTTCACGATCATATAGACAATCTACATAACTCAAATTAATCTCCGTTTATGGCCGGTAAGCCTTGTTTCATGTTCGTTAAGCGAACGACTCTTACTGCTAACTATAATATTTATAGTGTTTTGCCCACTTGAGTTAAAATTTGTTCTAGCAAGCTATGGTCATCTTGTGTACGGCCAAATTCAGCTTTGTGAGCAATCTTAATAGCTTTTTTAAGGATAGCTGGTTTAATTTCTAATTCTTCAGCAATAGCTTTAACTGTGTCATTCAATCCACCTTGTAGTGTTTCGATTTCCATAGTAACAGCCATACCTTCATTGATAATTTGCTCTAATTTTTTAGTTTGTTCTGCTGTGAATACGCGGTCTGACATTTAGTTCTCCTGTTAATAATGTTACAAGTATACAGGATATTTTGGATGAAGTCAAATGATAAAAGACACTTTTGGCTAAACGGTAGCGAATCGCTTTACCAAGGCAGGCTCCGCCTACACCGGCCGTTTTACAACGGTCCTAAGGGTGTTCTTTACATATAAGTATTTACCGAAGTACAGTTTTCAAAATGCCAACGATTCATAGCATTAGAGTAGTTGGATATCCCCATATCGCGAACTACACTTTTATTTATCTATAGATAACAGGTGCGTAAGGATTAAGTTTATAATCCTCATCACCGTGTTGTTCTGGATAAACTGGATATTCGTTCATATTAATATTTATTTAAAATCGTTATCGGACAAATAATAGTCTTCAATATTAAATTTATGGATAATATTGAAATCAGTATCGATACCTTCAAACATCATACGCTGTAAGAAAACAGTTCGTAAGCTAGGCTTTTTGAGTTTATTATCGAGATAGTCTTGATTTTTATCAAATTCAAATATTTCTAATTTTGCTTGTTTTTTATACTCAACCCATTTTGTGATATTCCTAGCATCTTGCGAGTTAATACTCCAAAGTTGGAAATCAGTTGAATCATAAAAATGGTGTAAGTATGTATTCATAAATTCTTCAGAAAAGTTATGCCATAGTTTCGGAGAGCATAACACTAATAATCTAAATCTTACTGATTGCCACTTAAAGCAAAAGTTCCACCACCAAAACCAATCAGCATTTTTTTCTATTGTTATACCGTATGTGTCAGCTGAACGACATACTGCGTCTATTAATAATGTAGAAACTTTAGGAACTTGTATTTTGCTGTTTAAGTACGAAAATATAATATCTTTAGAAAAGCTATTATTAAAAACATCAGCTCTTTCTAACATAAAGTTTTTTAACATATCGCTACCAAATAATTGGTCGTTATGCTCACCTGTTACTAATATAATACTTTTATCAAATAACCAAGGAATAGTTTCACTATTGATTATTTGTAATTTGCCAGCAATATAATTTCTAAAGAATTCCTGATTTTCAATTACTGCGTCATAGCTTGTTAATACTCTAATTCTATCTTTAACTTCAGCTAACGGATAATTTTCTAAAAAACTAATCAACATTCTTGTACTGTCGATGCCGCCGCTCCACATAATGCCTAATGGCTTTTGTAGTCGAATGCTAAGTTCCCATAGTTCAGCAGCTCGTTTGTTACAACAATCTCTATAAGATAAAAAATTTGATGTTAATAGCGGTAACTCGCTACCTGGATATACTTTAGTGTTGATTGGTTGTTTAAACTGGTTAGTTCTATCTACTAACCCAACAGCATTACTAATAGTTTTGTACATTGCTTTCCAGTCAGCAACTTCTGAATATAATGGTGTCGGTAATACAGCATTAGAATTAAAATAATAAACGGATTTCATGTTTCGGCATTGCCCCAAAATTCTGTATATATTTGCATTCTTACAATATCTAATTCTTCTTGCGTAATTGCTTGGTTAATCATATCTTTGAATTTTTCTGCTAGGGCAGTAATTCTAAATTTAGTTATATTTTCAGTCTCAATTTTCAAACTTAACTCAGCAAATACTTGTTCAACCGGACGCTCAACAATGCGAGCATACTCTTCTATCATAAGAGTATAAAATCCTTTACTAGGATCGCATTTTGTTATTTCTATATCGGCGACGGCACTAAACGCTGTCCATTTTGTTGTATCGACTCTTAATAAAGCATTTCCAGTATGGGTTTCCCATATACCAAATAAAATATGTCTGCGCTTTATAATTTCACGATTAATTAACCAAGATTCACTAACTTGAGTTGGATCAATAGGAACTAACTGTCCTGATCGCTTGTCATTTTTCCAAACATTATCATAAAATTCTGTTCGGTTTTTAAACTTTTCATAGTTATTTACAAATGGTGTAATACCACGCACAAAGCAATCAATAGAACTTGACGCTAATGCGTTAGCTGTAACTAATCGATTGGTAGAAGTGTAAACACAAAAATTTTCGTGACTTACTACAAGGTAGTGCATATCGTACATATGATATACTTATACTGCTAGATTTTGTTTAAATTATTATTGACCTTGGATAGACCAGTCGTAGTCTACATTAACGACAACTTTGCCTTGCTTACCATAATATGCGTATGGATCAAACTCGTCACTAGTAACTTTGATACGCTTACTACTGCCATCATCAAAATATACTGTCCAAACAAAGTATTCGCCTGGGCGCAAACTTTCATTAACTTCGTCTTTAATCAAACGCAATGCTTCTTTGCGTACTTGAATATGACCGCCGTTATCTAAGTCTACTGTATAATATCCAGGAGCGCCTTTAAATGCGCCTGGACGGATTTCTCCAATAGTGCCCATTTGTCCAGCTTCAGGACCTTTAACAATCTTAACACGATTGCCTAAGTTCTTAGCTTCACTGATAGCTTCAGCTAACATAACATCTAGGTTTTCGATACTTTCACAATGCCATTTTCTAAGTGATAATGCTTTACGAGTTGGCTCTCCGTTGGGCTTTTTCATAGGACCCTTCATGCCACTCATACGAGCGCAAAATGATTTGCGGCGCTTATCATCTTTACTGCCTTTTTTAATTTTACTAGGCTTTTTAGTAACAGCGGTTTGTAGTTTAGATCCAGGATGTTCTTTGCGATAAGAGTCAACACCTTTCTTGTTTAAGCCGCCGTTTTTATTCTTGCCTGATTTCTTTTGCCAAGCGGCTGTTTCGTCTACAGCTTTCTTTTTAGCAATAGCAATAGCAGCTTGTTGTGCTGGGTTAGCGGCTTCTTCAACAGATTCATTAGGCACACAGTTACGCACTCGGCCACCATTTTTGCCCTTCTTAGTTCCTTCTTCGTGTTTGCCAGGCCAACATTTGGAAAAACCATTTGAATCTTTTTGACCTTTTTTGATTTCTGTAAATGTTTTACGAGCTGATTCATAGATAGCAGGTTTAGTAATATTGTATCCATTACGAACAGCCCACGATAAGAAATTATCTGATTCTTCAAGTTGACCAGTTAATCCTTTGTAAGCACCTTTAACCATGTCAATTTGTTTTTGTCCAACTTGTTGCATAAATGATTTTTTAGGTTCAGCTTTCTTAGGTGCCTTAGGAGCTGTCATTTGCTTAATAGCATATTCTTCAGCATCCTTGCGTAACTTAGCACCTTCTTCATCAGTCATTTCACCTAATCTAGCGGCAGCCGCTTTTTTCAATTGATTAGCGTGTTTGCCGGCACCACTTTGCATTACTGACTTAGGAGCATGGGTACTTTTTCTAAGAGGTTGCGATAAAGGATTAGAGCGAACGGTCATGTTGCCATCAATGCCCTCATCTACTTCTTGATCATCGCCGTTAATTTCGTGTTCGTCACCTTTGTGTAAATCTGGATCAGGTTGACTCTTCATACCTTTAGCTTTAGCAATTAAATATGCTAATTCTTTATCACCCATTGGATTGTCTAACTCTTCCAAGCCGCCAAAACCTTGCCCTGGCTTAGGAGGATTTGGATCTGTACCTTTCCAGTATCCGCCAAACTTAGGACCATCTGGATGATGTGCGGCTGCAGCCATTGATCCTTCCTTCATGATAGGATTTAATGTAATCTTATCTGCTTTTTCTTTTTCGCCTTGGTTGTATAATTTCTTCTTCCAGTTATCGTGAAAGCGGCGAGCATCTTCATAGTAATCAAACTGTTTAACGGACTTGCCGGCTAAACAAACTTCATATGGCTCTACTTTGTTAAAGTCTTGCCAACCTTCTACTTTAATTAATTCATCCTGGTCAGGCTCGCCTGGGGCAGAATCTTTCCATTCTTCGACTGTAGCAGGAGCTTTAGTAATACCATGTTCTTTGTTAGCTTTTTTACGCCAAGCGATATAACTACCATTATTGTTTACACCACCACCATGCTCATCTAAGTCTGCTTTGCGAGCTCGCATAGCATTATGGCCTTTGGACCACAATAAATGTTCTGGCGATCCTTTTGGATGCGGATTGCTATCATATGATTTACCTTTAATAGCGGCATGCATGCCAGCATCGTGCGGGCTTACTTTTAAACTTTCGTCTACATCGCGATTTTTGTTATTGTAGAATTTTTTAATACTACGAGCACTTGTGCGTGGCTTTGGAGCAATACGATAATCTCTGCCTGGGGCTTGTTCTTTTTTGCGACGAACTACAGCTTTAGCTTCTTCCTTGCTACCGTAAGTTCCTTCTTTAGTGCCGTCAATAAAAACTGTATATGTATAATTTGTATCTGCGTAGTCTTCTTCTAAATCAAACGCATCTAAATTACTTTGTGCTGTTCTTTCATTATGGGCCAATGTTTCTGCGCCCGGAGCTTCATCTACTTTTAGTTTGTAATAACTGTCGCGCTCTGCTTTAGCTTTAGCGTATGCGTGACGCATAGCTTCTTTATATTTAGGATCGTTTGATTCTTTAGCACGAGCTAAAAAGTCATCCATTTTAGCATTTAAGTCTTCAATACGACGTGCTTCAAGGTCGTCGATAGCCCCTTCAAATATATCAAATAAATTCATTCTATTTTTCTTCTATGTAATCAGCCGATTGCTCAGCGTCATGTTTGGCTTTACGACGAGCCATATACATTTCTAATGCTATTTCACATTCTTCTAAACTGCTAAAACGACTTGGTAATTCTTTGCCAGCACGTTTGATACAAAAGCCATTGCGCTCATCGCCGTGGATCTCAACTAATACAGAGCCGCCGCCACCTGAGCCAATGCCAACATCCTCGACTGGAACATTAACTGTTTTAACTGGAGCTGTTGCGCTTTCTGCGTATGTAGGATCAGTTAACCCAGCAGGCGCTTCGCCTTGTGCCGGAGTTTGATTTGGATCTTCGTCCAACTCATTTTCGTGTTCGCCGTATTCGTCGGCATCTTCATCATCGGCGTATTGATTGTATTCAACATTAGCAGCATTAAAACTGTGTGTTCCGTGATTGTATAAATTTACAATTATAAAATTACTGCGTTGTCCAAAATCAACAATTTCGCCAGTAGCGCCGCTAAACTGTACATCGCCAATAATTTCAACTGGGTCACCAATTCGTAATTCTTGACCTTCTTCTAAACTATCAGGGATAGCTTCTTCTACATCTTGTTCTTTTTTCTTTGCTAACTCAGCACGAGTTTGTTGTGCTAACTTGTTGCCTACGCCTGTGCCTTGTTTGTTGAAGCCCGGAGGATTGCGAAACGGTTTAGCCGGAGCCGGTGTGTATGGTGCGTCGGGATCTTGATCAGCTTCGTCGACTGATTCTTTAGACTGTAGTTCTAAATCTTTTAATTCTTTTTTCTTTAAGTCTAAGTCTTGTTTTTTCTTAGTAATTAAATCTTTGTCTTGTTTGAGTGAATCTTCTGCTGATTTTAAATAATCAACTAAACTTGCTTTAACTTTTGATAGTACATCGTCTGACTTCTCTTCGGCAAACTCAACACCACCGACACCAGGAGTAAAATCCTCTTCGGCTTTTTTTAAATTATTAAAGAGTGCTGGTTTCTTCTGTTTAGATTCAGCAATATGCTCATGCTTAGGAGCTATGCGCCCCTCAAGTATGGCTAATTTTTCTACAATACTATAAAAGTTATGGTCCATTATGCTCTAGCTTCTTTCAAAAAACTTTGTAGCATCCAGATAAACTTGTTTGTGGCAGTTAATCTTTCAGCGATAAAATTTGCGATATCTTGCTTGTTCTCTGCTGTAGCAGCCGCAAAACATTCATTAAGAAGGTTGATCATAACATGGGAATCAGCTAGTAATTCCTCAAGCATGAGTTGTGCTCTAGGCACTTTAGTTTGGTCTTGAATACGGGATAACTCGTTATAACGAGTAAGGCTAGCAGGAGTGTATTCTCCCAGGGTGCGGATAAACTCCCCGAGCGGGTCAACGGCAGAATATGCGTCCTCATACACTTTTTGTAGGAATTTATGATATTGATAGAAGTCTTTGCCTTCTACATTAAAATGAAAGAAATGGGCTTTTAAGTAATAAGCGAAGTCACTCGCGAGTAAAATTTTCATCAATTCAGCCAGCATTTTAAATCCTTTAAATTATATATTATTTAGTTAAAACTAAATAGAAGTGTAGTTCGCGGATCTCGACAATCCCAACTACTCT